AAGCGGCGAATACGAGACAGATGTGTTCAGTGTTGTGCAGTGGAACACAAAGACATCTGGAAAGGTCGACATCAGCAACTGCTTCGTGCACCCCTTTTCCTTGCACTTCTCGCAGGTCCAGTCAGGAATGGTCACGGGTTGGACTGCTTGTCCGATGGTCGTGATCAGCCCCTGCTTCTTGGCCGTCGGCGTCACCGAGAACTCGATCAGCGAATCCGTTCGGATGTCTGCGTAGTCACAGTGCGTGCACTTGACCTGGTGCGACATTCGGAACCTGCACAGCTTGTCCAGGAAGGGAAGCTTGTCGCAGAAGAACTCCAGCAGCTCGTGGGAGTCGCCAATGCCCTCGCCCGCAGGCATGAGGTCGGTATTGATGGCCTCGTACAATGCCTTGAGACCCTCGTCTCCACGAGACGCCCAGATTTCTTGAAGACAAAGGTCGACTTGGTTGTTCGAGTCAGCCTTTTCGTCGGTGTAGCGCTGTTGGACCTCGGGGAGGCGGTAGATGGCTTGAAGAGTTGCATTCACCCAGCACGAGCCACGCTGATTGCGGAGTCCGAAGGTTGCCATCTTATTTCATAAACACTGTATAATCTCCACTAAACGGTGACGGATCTCCTTCCGTTTTTGGAATCGAGGGGAGCGTGAAGTAGCCAAGGTCTGTGGGGGCGCGACATCCAGGAGAGTACAGCGTGTTTCCATCGGCACCCACTTGGCAGGGGCTTGGCAGGGTGAGGGTGGCGGTCGCATTGTTGTCGGGGAGATTCGATTCCTTGTTGTTGGGACCCAGCAGATTCGGGTACTTGACTCCCGATCCACCCCACGATGCATTGCCTGGTGTGCCGCTAGACGGACCGATGCCGCCGCTGTTTGGGCCACCCACTTGGAGACCCGTCAGGGCTGCAGGTGTCACCTGTGCGGGAGTTCCTGTCGGGGTGTATGCAGGAGGAGGCATGCGCTGAGGCTTGGGCTTGGATGCAGTCCGCTTCATTACAACACCTGGCGGGGGCGGCGGAGGGGACTCTTGTTTCCAGTATTCACCTGTCAGTGGAGTCGCACCAGCTTCACATTTCCCCGTTCGTTGGTTCAATCCGTATCCATCGGGACAGATAGCTGCAGACGGGCCCGACGAACCAACGCAACATGCACATCCACCCCGAAAGGTGGATCCAGGTGGACACGTGGGGGTGGTCGGTGACGCATCCTGTCCAGTGTCAGCGGCCGACGACGACACATCCTGTCCAGTGTCTTGCTTGAGTAAGTCCGCGTACGCAGTGTCGCCCACGTTCGTACTCGGTCCGAGCGTATACCCGCTGGCGGTTGCCATGTGTTCCTTCTGGAGGGTCGCAGCGATACAGACTGCAGCCAAGATGAACAGGAGAATCCACCCTGTCCGAGTCATTACTCTTATCAAATATTTTCAACGGGTGTTAATTCGTGTCCCTTGCGCTCGGCCCTTGACGGAACTGTCTGCGGAGTGGGACCCAAGACACCGAGTGCCGATTCATCAAATGGTCCCGTCGTATCTGCAGGGACATACTCGTCCTCTGTGCGAACACGCACCTCGTCGACACCATCCTTGGGCGCCAGCAACCGCGCAGAGGGCTCGAACTTCACTTGCTTCTCCTCGCCCGCCGATTTGCCCATTGCAGCATCAATGTGGAAGGCTTCCATAATGATGGTCTTTAACGCCGCCGGGTCGGTGCCAGGGTAGGCGGTTGCCACGAAGATATCGACATCTGATTCCTTCGGGCGGCTCGGGGCAGGGGCATAGACCTTGTCGTAGAATGCATCGAGTGCGGTGATGTAGGGGGCGGTGTCAGTACCAAAGGGTGTGTTGGCGAGCACCTTGCTGGACCACAATGTAGTCGCATCTGGACGCGACACTGCTGCAAACCCACCTGCGGGTTCCGTGAAGTGTTCGGCACTTGTCATGACCAACAGGGCCACCAGCAACAACAAGGGAAGCCACCACATTGTTATTGAACGACACAAAACCAATTGGCGTCGACGGTCGGCTCGGGAGGAGGAGGCTTCGGAGTGTAGGTCGAGGACGGCACCGTGTCCAAACTAAACTCACCTCGGGCAATGGCTGAGTTCGTTGCGTCCACACCCTGCCAAGTGGGGCTCAGTGCGTCATACTTGGCTTGGGTCGACGGATCGCGCGGCGCAAAGGTCTTGAAGGATGCAGCCGTGGACTCGGTGTAGTCCTTGTACTGCTTCAGGATGACGGGCTCATTTCCAAGAGGACGGAGGGGAGGAGCAGACGACCCAATGCTTGTCATTTTCTAGTAGGTGATATAAATGGCTCTGCTCTTTTCCAATGGAGGTGCCAAGATGGAGGAAGCGCGGAGGTCTCTCCGTTCGCGTCCTGCTCTTGTGTTGTTCTTCATGAATGGTTGCCCTCACTGCGTTCGCAATGAACCTGCATTCCGCGCTGCTGCCAAGAAGATGAAGGGCAAGGCAAAGATTGTTCGTGTCGAGTCCAAGGATGTACCGCCCGAGGAGGGCGTCACTAGTTTTCCCACCATGAAGTACCGCCCTGCACATGGTCCCGATCGCGTGTTGCCAGGGTCTCAGACCAAGGGCACTGAGATACTGTCGAAACTGGGTTTGAAGGGAGGCCCTGCCACGCGTCGTCGCAAGGCCGACACTCGCCGCACTCGCCGTCGGGTCTAAGCTCGTGTGGCATTCCAATCCGTCATGCTCAGCTTCTTCTCACCTGGGTGGACAGCCGCGTATAACTCTGCGTCGCTCGGAGTGGCCATGGTACCCTTTGCAGGCACATACCCCTCGTTCAGGATCTTGTCCGACCCCTTGCCGCCACCGAGGAACTTCTTGTAGCCGTCGAGGTCATCCGTCGGCACATTGTGGAAATTGATCTCAGAACGCATATTCGCATAGACATCGCTGGTGTCCATGTACAGGTTCGAGGTTTGCGCGAAGGATGCATTCACCTTCTCACGAATCTCGCGGCTCGTGATTTCGGCAGGCGGCGGCTTGTTGGGATTTTCGTTAATGTCGATTAAAGACGGATTCATAAATGGGTTGTCCTGCGTCGGCTTCGTGGTGTCCTTCCCCACGTAGCTAGACACAGTCGGAGAGCCTCGGAACATTTCCTTGGCGACGGGGAACCACTTGTGCAGTGCAATCGTGATCATCATGGTCACTGGGATGTACAGAATGTAACGGAAGTCCATGGAGCAGAGAAACAGCAGGCTCGACAGGTAGGTGACAAAGCGCACCACGGCATTCAGCGACTGGTCCACAGTCATATTGGGAGTGGGGACGAAGGACAGCCATGTGTCCGAGCGAAACAAGACAGACGGGTCTGCGATCCAGAAAGGTTCGCTCATCTCTTATCTTCACTTGCGACCTTTTTCGTGCAGTTTCTTCTGAAGACGAGCCTGCATACGAGCACGGCGGGCCTCGGGGGAGTTGCCCATAATGACTGCAGATGTATTGCCCGTCGTATTGCCCTGCTGTCCGACCACCATCTCATTGAGGTACTTGCCAAAGGTCGACTGGAACTTGGCCCGTAGGGTCTCGAGTTCACGAATCAGTTCCTTCTGGTTGATACGTCCCGTGCGAATGCGGTCCTGCAGAAGGTCCTGCGCCCGCTTCATGATGGTCTGAATCGCGTGACTGCGCTCGGGGTGCTGCAGAGCCTCCAGCAGCTCGGTGGGGTTCTCGAAGTCAATTCCAATGTCATCAAAGTCCATCGATGACACGAGGTCCCCAACCACCGTCACGAGGCGAGTGTTCAGGATCAACTCAAAGATCTCGTGGAGCGAGGCAGATGTGTCCTCCTCCTCCAGCATCTTCAGGATCTCGTCGGTCTGGGCCGTGCCACCAGGGAGCATGGCCTTGACAGCATCGAGTGCCTTGCTCAGCGCCGCCTTGGGATCGCCCTGCATGAACGAGTACAGTAGGGCCATGTGGAGCTTCTTCCACGCATCGTCTGTTCCAGGCCAGGCACGACGCATGTCCACGCCCTCAAAAATCTGGACAGCCTCCTCTCCTCGGAACAGTGTATTGTCCTTCTGCACCACCTTCATGGCATGGGGCAGGAGTGCAGTTTGCAGCTGAGTAAACATCTCCTCCGTCGGCTTGGGAAATGTCAGGGAGGGCGACGCCTCCTTCAGGTGGTTGATAAGTGCCCGTAGGTGTTCCATTGTAGTTAGTCAGACATTTCCCTTACCGTCTCTAGACGCGAGTCTGTCCGTTACCACCCCGAGATGCGAACTGCGCTTTCTGGGCCTCCGTCATGCAGATACATCCCTCATCGCTGACAAAGGGACTCGGGCAGCAGTCGGGGGACTTGCGGTTCTCGTCAAAGGCAAACAGCTTCTCGTCCTCTGCGATCTTGTAGGGTGCAGGGTCGACCTTTCCAGGTCCCGACACACCCTCCTCGACGGCATAGACATCCGACTTTGGCACGGGAGACCCGATCTCGGTGGCCATGGTAAAGGTCTCCGTCTTTGGAAGTTGGAATGTCACATAGAGTCCGAGCAGGAATGCCGCAACGAAAAATGCCAGAACAACGGGGGTACGCTTCATTACTAGGAGGCGGCGAAAAAACGGATTCTGTGGCGGCTGGCTAACGGACCTCACCATGGACCGTCTTTCTCTCCCCGAGCTTAAGCAGGTTGCCCGCGCCCGTAACATCAAGCAGTACTACATCCTCAAGCGTGCCGAGCTCATTCGGCTTCTGAGTCTCCCTGAACTACCTGCATCCTACCGTATCGAGAAGATGACCATCCATGAGCTCCGCGATGAGGCCAAGAAGCGAAACATCCGCGGGTTCTGGAGTCTTCGTCGTGACCGCCTAGTGTCGCTACTGTTTCCTGAATATGCTGAAGGCATCGAGAACACTACCCCGAAGAAGCACGAGGAGGATGAGCGCGAGACACAGGAACATCATGATCCACAGGAGCATGATCCCAAAAATGTAGGGGTACAGAAGGTTTAAGATGCGTTGGAGAAGGGGTCGTAACACGAACTCCTCCAGAGGTTCCTGGACCGCCGCTGACTGGAACTGCTCCAACACATCTTTTACCAGGGGGTCTAGCAACTTCCTCATGAAATTTGTCTGTGCGTGATAATAAACTACGATGAAGTTCTCGCAGCAAAAGATCCTTCGTCTGGGCGCCGTCCTTGTTGGAATCGTGGTCGTCTATGGACTTTTCACTTCGTATGCCAGCGGCAAGGGTGTCGTCCTTGACGGCATGTCCACTCTGTCTCCGCAGGAGCTGGGTGGTGAGGGCTCGGCCGCGCCGATGGCGGATGGCGGCCCGTATGTGCCCGCGTCGGAGACGAGCAGCCTGGGTGGCAACGCCGTGCAGGTGAGTGGCATGCAGGGTGCTACCCCGACCAGCCAGCAGACCTACACCCAGCGCACGCTGGACTCGGGCGACCTTCTGCCCAAGGGTGAGATCGGTGCGTCGTGGGCCGCCGTGAACCCGACGGGCGTCAATGACCTGCAGGGCCAGAACTTCCTGCAGTCGAGCTACCACACGAATGTGTCCATCATCGGTGTGGGCCAGACGAACAGGAACCCGACCTACGACATCCGCTCCGAGGTTCCCAACTCGCAGTCCAAGGTGGGGCCGTTCCTCAACTCGACCATCGACCCCGACCCCTTCCGTGCGTCGCGCGCCCTGGATGGCCTGTGTGCTTAAACTCCCACTACTACACAATGCTCGCCGTCGCCGCTGGTCTGACAGTGGCAGCCCTAGCTCTTTATTATGCAGGACCTAAGAACACCGTTGCGATGGAAGGCTCGGACGGCAAAACCTACGAGATGCAGAATCTCCCCCATAAGGAGGAGGCTCTGAAACTAATGGTCAAGATCCACGAGAATCTTGAGAAACTGAAGGTGTACTACACCGAGCCCGCACTAGCTGCCGATCCGCCTGTCGGACGCTTTCTGGCCAACTTCAACTCGGACGTGTTTGTCGAGAATGACATGCAGTCGTCGGACACCTCGTACTCGGAGAACAAGGGGCAGAAGATCGTGGTGTGCCTGCGCGACAAGACTCGCCCTCCCGACTATCCTCTGGTCGATGAGAACACCATCATGTTCGTGATTCTGCATGAAATGAGCCATCTCATGACAGAGACCATCGGTCACACACCCGAGTTCTGGAACAACTTCAAGCGGGTCCTCCACGATGCAGTCGGTCTGGGCATCTATCGAGCCGTGAACTATGCACAGAGCCCCACGCCCTATTGCGGGATGAAGATTACGGATACTCCGATCTGAGTAAAAACCTAGATCAAACACAATGAAGACAGTTCCCATTGCAGGAGCGGGGTCCGTGTCGTTCTTCGAGGACGATACATTGGACATTGTGCGACAGCACATCGCTCTTGCCGTGAATTCGTACCCCACTCGTCTGTACGTTGAGGCCCACGTCTCTCTGCCCGCCGAGTACTACTCAGACCCTCGGCACTGGGAGGCCCTGTTTCTGCGCGTGTCCCTCAATGGTTCTCGCGTCGACAAGGAACTGTTCAAGATCTATCTCGAGCAAGTACGCGGTTTGGGGTTGATCGAGCCGCCCGCGACCCGCGAAGAATGGATGGCGCGCCCCTCCTCTCTTGAATCTGTTTTCCTGCCTGGCGCACCTTTCTTGGAGTGGAGGCAGTTTGGTATCGCCGACGACCGCTGTATGGTCCTGCCCCTGCCTCCGAAGGATGTGGATGTTCCTGCGTCGCGCATTCCCGTCTTGAGCGGACAAAGCCTGTTTGAGACCTTTTACCCTGAGGGCAAGGATGTGCAGGAGTTCCGAGTCACGCCACTGCCCGCCGACCCCTCGCAGATCGTCCAGCGCGTGTACTTTCCTCTGCTCCAGTCCGATACGCCTCAGCGCTTGTCGGATTCCGAAGTCACTTCCTTGCGCACGACGACAGACCAGCTCAAGACATTGCTGGATCTGGAGGCGCCCCAGCCTAACCACGTGTCCATCCTCCGAGCCAAGTGGTTCGTGCCCTTGGTCGATACGGAGTTCAGTGCACCTCGGGCCCGATTCGAAGAAATGTTCTATGGATTGACGGTCAACAAGAAGACTCCGTATGTGGGGTACTTCACATCCCAGCAAGAAAAGACGCGCCACAAGTTCTTTGTCACGGACGAAACCACGAAGGAGCCCTATGTGGACATGACATTGTGGAAGTCCTGGGTGTCCAACACGCAACCGCAGCGCAAGTTACCGACTCTTCTGCTGTATCGGGGAACCAGCCGCACCTCCTTTGATCGCATCGCACTGACGAACAAGGACATTACCTTCACTGCGTGGCGCACCAAGGAGTCGAAGGAAACGATGGACGAGATCAAGGAAGACTTTGTCAAGTGGTTCAAGAGTCTGGATGCTATCACGCCGTTCGTAGAGACACAGGACCTGGACACAGGACGGTGGGAACTGCAGGATCTGTCCATCTTGGCGTCGTATGCAAAGGAGATTTCCAACTTTGACATGTTGCGATTTCCGTGTTTGCGCGCCGTCTTTTCCACGCAGGACGATTCGTTTCGTCTGATGCGGGCCGAGCACCTCTCTGCAGACCTGACCCCGCAAGAACTGAAGGCATACCAGCTCCTTCACGAGACGGACGAGTCGGATGCAAACACTCTGGTAGCCGAACTGGGCATGACGCAACCTGACGCCGATGCCCTGGTCCGCAAGTTTTTGGCACTAGGAGAAGAGTTTGACATTGAACGAGTTCTGCGTGGATACCCCACCTTCAAGTATCGGAGCAAGGAAGTCATCGTGTCCTCCGTGACCAATGTGGAGCGCGTTCTGCAGTATGCGAGCCTGCTCCGCCATGTCTTGACGTCCGACGATGCGGCGGTGAATGCAGTGTGTCCCCGTCGCCTGCAAGTTGTCGAAGCGGCATCTGCTCCAGCCGCAACCGTCACAGTCCAAGAAGGAAACTTTGAAGTTGACGATGACCTCGCTGCCCTCCTTGGATTGGAAGGAGAGGCGCCTGCAGGGTCCAATGCTGCTGCAGCCCCTGCCGCAGCACCCCCTCCGATAGCCGTTCCTACCAAGAAACTCAAGGTGGAATCGGGAGATGGAACAACCTACAACTACTTCAACCGCCGCCTTCGCAAGTTCAATCCCAAGATCTTCGACGACACATACCCCACCAACTGCGAAAAGACCAAACAGGTCCTGGTCCTTACCCCCGAAGACGAGGCCAAGCTTCCTGCAGAGTACTCGGCGCGCGCATTCGACACGCTCGAACTCAAGGAGCCTGACGGCGTGGCCATTTGCCCCCAGTACTGGTGCGTTGTGGATGAGATCCCGTTGCGAGCCGATCAGTTGGTCGACAATGCCTGCCCGGTGTGCCACGGCAAGGTGATTACGAAAAAGGCCGATCGTACTCCCGAGTTCAGTGTCATCAAGAGGAACCAAGACAATGTGTTCCCCGCCTACAAGGAAGGACAGCCGTGCTGCTACAAAGAGAAGCGGGCGACCGAGGTCATTGCAAAGGACGAGACCAAGGACGATACCTACATTCTCGGTACATCCAATCTTCCCGAGAGGCGTCTCGGGTTCCTGTCCGACCAACTGGCTCGGTCGTTGCGCATCAAGACATCCTACAGCACCAGCGTCCCCAAGAAGCGCATTGAGGCAGGCAATTCCGATATCTTTCGCATTGGTGTGGGTCGCCCCTCCAAGACACTGCCCGTGTTCCTGAAGGACAATACGCCGATCCCTGCACCCGACAAGGCTGTTGAGCGACTGATGCTCTGTTCGTTCTTCCGTACATGGACAGACCTGGGTGATGGAGAGACACAGTCGGACCGCATTGTCTCGGGCATTGCCGCTGCGTACCAGAAAGGCAGCCTTCCTGCAATGGATGAGCTGGAATATGTCACGTCGATTCTGAAGTGCCGCGTGATCCGCGTATCGACCAAGACCAACACGGTCTCCTGTGGATACTGGTCGGATTCATTGAGCGCACAGTCTCGCACCATCGTCCTGCTCGATGGAGACATTCTGGGACATGTGATGCGACGGGCAGTCAAGGCGGGGGACAAGTTCGAGTACAAGGTCGACATCCAGCAAGAGCCCTTCAGCAAGGACACGGTTCGCACACTGAACACACTGCATTCGCAGGCGTGCGCATCGAACACACCCGATCTGCAGTCGGCCCTCACAGAGCTTCGTGTTAAGGCTCAATCGAAGCCACAGTTGATCCACGATCCGTTTGGGCGCGTGCAAGCGGTCTTTGTACCCAATGTGGTTGTCCTGCCGATTCAGCCGAATACGCAATCGCCGTTGCCAGGTATCCCGATCCGTAGTGGATACGCAGATATCAAGACGGACGAACTTCCTACGCAGGAGGACCTGCGTGGATTCCTCGATGGAACGCAGCATTCTGGATTCAAGATTGCCGAAACTTTGGCAGATGCCGAAGGGCGACCCACCGAGTTCCTGTTGGCGTCTGGATTCCGTGCACCCTTCCAGCCAGGCCAGCCCGCTCCGGGCGTTGCGGCCAAGGAGGTTGTGGGCACAGTGCGCACCACCAACGAGGAACAGTTGGTCAATGGACGGGCCAATGAAGAGGATGCCAAGACCTTCCGCGAAGTCTCGTATGCCGCCGAGGTCTTTGACTTTCTGCTGTTCTCGTTGTCCAAGGACATTCAGAATGCAGACTTCAGTCCTCTGCGCAACAGCATTCTCAGGCGCGATGCCAACCTGTACAAGCGACTGGAAGCATGGATGACCAAGAAATCCTACTGGGACGCTACGGCCAATCCTAGGGACTTTGTCAACAAGGTGCGGACTCCCTGCGGGCAGTTCAGACAAAAGGACGCGTGTAATGCGTCGTCCTTGTGTGGATATACCTCGGGTGCGTGTCGTATTAAGGTCAACGAATCCCCTGACAAGAAACCCGTCGTTCTTCGCAGGATGGTCAAGACCTTGATGGAAAATGACAAACAGCGTGCGTTGGTACTCGATGAGCGGATGTCACCTTTCTTCAGTACCGTGCTTTACATGGAGATGCCACACGAGCTCATCACAACTAGTGTGTGAAGACACCGTACGCGATCAGGGCAGCAGTGGCCAACATCACGTACGCATGCGTGTTCTTGTTCGGATCCTTGTCCGAGAAGATCATGCGAAGGTGCGATCCGACGATGATAACAAGTCCAAGGATGACCGCCCAAGTGTGCATTTATGTTATACAGACATTTACGCCTTGACCTCCGCCTTCTTGAAGTGGACCTTCAGGAAGGACTGGAGGTTCAGGTACGTCACCTCGTCCTTGTCCGACACGCGCAGGAGCTTGGCCAGCGCGGCGTTCGGGAGGATGCGGCGCTTGAAGTTCGGGTCGAAGCAGTTGTGCTGCTTGACGTAGCCCGAGATGAACTTCGTCACCTCCGTCTGCGAGCGCTTGTCCCCCGACTTGAGGCCCATGAACGCCGCAAGCTCATCCGTCAGCGGGCGCTGGACGAGAAAAGCATTGTTGGCGCGGCGGGCCTCCCAGACCTTGAGCTCCTCGGGGCTCATGTCCTTCGGGTCCTTGCGCTTCTTCTTCTTGCCATCGCGGGCCTCGCGCTTGGCCGTCTTGATGGCATCCTGGACACCCTTCACGGCGTCGCGCAGGCGGGTCTGGAGCTCAGCACCCAGGGCCTTGAGCTTCTCGCCGAGGGCGGCGAGCTGAACCTCGGACGACTCCGTGGACTCGACGATGGCGTGGGCCGACGGCGCCTCCACAGTCGGGAGCGTAACCGTGGCGGACGAGGAGGCAACCTTCTCGACCTTCACGGCCTTGGCCTTGGGGGCCTTGGCCTCCTTCGGGGCCTTCGGGGCCGCGGCGGCGACAGGTGCAGGGACGGCGACGGCGGGGGCGGCAGGCTTGGCATCGGACTTCTTGGCAGGCATCTTGTTTGCCTTAACGACAGAGGAAGAGGTAGACATTTCTAACGCGTTGGTATACTCTTACCCTACGGCGGTCATGTAAATCGCTTGCGTCAGGAAATCGGGGGAGGGGCGCCGTGTATACTGCAGCATCCTCTGCTTGGTGCAGACATAGTAGGTTCTGTAGGCGACGACGGGGTCTGGGTTCTTGTATTCATCGGGTATGGCTGGCTTGGGTGGGGTCCAGTCTTCGGACAGGCCTTGCGGGATGTTCATGCAGAGCCAGACCAGGTGCTCCTCGCACTTGTGGTGCTTGCCGTATCGGTAGGTGTACTCTTCGCACAACTCCAGACCAAGCCGACACAGCCAGCGGTAGTTGGCGGCTGACTCACGGACCCACTTTGCACAAGGGTGGTTGGGATGGGTCTTCTTATAGGCGTTTGACGGCATGGGTGTCCCACAGACCCAGTGGGCGCAGTACAGGAGCTGGCAGGTCTCAAGGATCATCTTCACGACGTGTTTGTCGCAGTGAAGGCGAGCCGCTTCGACAGGGTCGAGGGAGAGGAAGAAGATGTTCATGGTGGCGGGTATCCGTTAGCCTGCCACTGCTAAACCCATTTTTAGCAGCGATACAGGGCCGACAGAACCATGAACACAAAGTCGTAGGCGTTGGACTCCATCAGCATGAAGATCAATGCATTCAGACTGGTCATGATGTAGGAGTTGGGCGTCATCTGTCGACCAATCTGGAGGCCTCGCGTGCAGTAGACCAGCGCACGATGAGGGCGTCTTTGCATCCCATTCAGATCGATCGACAGGATGCGAAACATGGTCGACAGGTTGTCCTTGGTCAAGTCCACAAACATGTTGGGATGGACATCTTCAAACCCGTAGACCCGGAAGATCTGACACACGGCCGTCCACCTGCGAAAGATACGGTCGGCAGTGAGAACGTCTGTCTCTGACATTGTCGTCATGCCCTTCTTGCGGCGGTAGATCCATATCTTCTTCAGGCGCTGCTTCACCTCGTGGGCCAACTCGACATTCGTGTACGGATTTGTGGGCGCTATGGATCGTATCGACCAATCCCACAGGGTGCAGAAATCAAACCACCACACCTTGCCTCCCTCTTCCAGGCCTACATAGTCAAACGGGTGCTGGCGATTCTTGGATTCAAGAGTCACGAGCTCCTCGTCGTTCACGCAGTCGCCACGGCGCAGCACGCCAGGTCCGCACAATGCAAGGTAGCGCCTGAGTTTCCATCCACGAAAGATGGCCTGAAAACGGACCAGTGGAGCAGATCTCTCCTTCATGACAACTGCCCAGAGCCTGGGTGCCTTGACAGCACGATGGTGTCCACACATCACGTGCCCAACCAATGCAGTGTGTGGACACTGGTCGTCTGTCTTCTTGTTCTTTGTCGATGCACACCTAGGCATCCCTTGATTGATTGGTACAGTTTCTTGAAAGTTGGATTCGTTCACTAAAAACGGAAAGTGCCCCAGATAGGTCAGCCAGTCTCACAACACAATCAACATGTCTGCCTCCGCCATCGTTCCTTCTGAGACTCTGGACATCAACCGCGTCACCATCGGCGAGATCCGCGCCAACAAGGCAGGCGGCAAGACCGTTCCGATTCGCTACAATGGCCAGAACTTCCAGGTCCGTATCCCGCGCATCTTCTATCCCGCTGGTGTGGTTGTGCGCACCGATGACCAGGGCAAGAGCAGCTACAGCCTGCTTGCATCTCTCAAGGGATGCGACACCTTCGTGAAGCAGCGTGCGCCTGGCGATGTCGGTGAGATTGGCCAGCTGTACAACTTCATGCTGGACCTTCAGGAGAAGATCATCCAGCATGCGATCACGAACAGCGGCAAGTGGTTCGGCAAGTCCAAGTCGGAGGCAGTGCTCCGCGAGACGATGAAGCCGATCCTGAATCCTAGCGTGGAGAGGGTGAATGGTGAGTGGGTGCCAAGTGGCAAGTACCCGCCTAGCCTTCGCATGAAGATCTCGGTCTGGGACGGTGCGGTCAGCCTGGATGCGATGGATCCGAATGGCGAGTCTATCGCTGTGACGCTGGACAACATCGAGCAGGTGTTCGCCAAGCGCATGGAGGGCCGCATGGTCATTGCGCCGAGCATCTATGTCACGGGCACGGGCTTCGGTGTGACGTGGCGTGTGGTTCTGGCCAAGATCTTCCCGCCCACGCGCATGTCTGCCAAGGCGGCCTTCGCGGACATCAAGGAGCCTGAGGAGGCCAATGCTCGCGAGGATGCGGATGAGGAGAACGAGGACACGGTCCAGGTCCCCGTTGCCGAGCCTGAGGAGGAGGAGCAGGCCCCGCCTCCACAGATGAATCGGGCAAACACGGGTGGTGCTACTGCGCCTCCTCAGACGGCTGCAAAGCCTGGTCGGAAGCGGGCTGCGGTGGCTGCAGCAATGTAAAGACCTTCGAACCAGATGGAGGCTTGTGAAGCGTCAAATACTCATCAACAAAGAACACCTTGGACAGATTAGGTAGATCAAGGTAGGAACCAACACAACCCGCATGGAGTGGCTCAAGAGAAGCCCATGCACACTTTTCACATGTATATACCTTCGGGGGGTTCAAGACCATCTCCGGGCTGAACACGCGGACGGATCCCTTGGTACACTGCTCAAGGATCGTGGCGGCGGTGGTCCAGCCCTCGGAGGTGAACCTCTCGTAGACAGACTCGGGGAACATTGACCACAGACTGTCTCCGATCTCCCACCCCTTTTCCTGTAGGAGGGTAGCGAACGGGCTCTCGTAGTACCATCGAAGGTGGACATCTGCATGGTCGATCAGGTCGTGTTCGGCGAGTCCCACGCGGTCGAGATCTTCATCGTAAAGCCAGTAGACATTGGCGTGCGTATAGGCAGGATCCCGACGACCACGGTAGACCTCGCGACCGTCCATGGTCCACAAGTCGGAGACCACATCAATGTCGTGCTCTGTAATGTCAGTGGAGACTGGGTACACCACGCGGCGATCGATGGCAGACAACATTGTTAGCCTGCGGCACTTAATCAAACGAGACCACAACGCGGACATCGTGACGACGAACAGACTTGGTGGCGGAACGACTGAGCTCATGGCGCTTGCGACGACCCTCCTCGGTGTTGGTCACCACCTGCGAACAGGCCTCCATGTCTGCGTGGATCTCGTCGTAGTGCTCTGTCAGGTAATCCAGAACCTCATCCTGCACGGCCCACTCGAAAAAGTTGAGCTGCCCCACAGTCGTGTCGATGCCCCGAAACTGGATTCGCTTCCACCTGCAGAAAGGGTCGAACATCTTCTTGTTGTACGCCTTGAGATGCGCCTTGTAGACCAGGTACACGATGACGTGCTTGTTGTCCTTGGTCAGGAAGGACACATTCTGCTTCTTGGAGTAATTGGTCACGAACCAGTCAATCAACCGCAGACTGAGCTTGGACTCGCCCTTGAGGATGGATTGAACGCGCTCGAAGGTTGCAGGGTTGGAGTAGAAGTTCTCGAGGCGGTGGAGAACCCACTGCTCCTTGCTTTGAATTACAGTATCCGTCATACCTAATCTGTGTTTCACCAGTGAAAATGAGTTTAGGAGTTCAACGCATGGAATCTTGTAATGGATGATGCCATCACTGCATGGCTCTGGGATGGACCCTTCACCCATCTTCAAACGCGGATTCGTCAGTTTGTTCACTTCTGTTCGGAGTTGGTGCCCCTCTCTCACCGTGTACTTCGTCGTCATGTTCTGGCTCGTGTCCATGAGTTGATGAAGGGCGAGCTTGGACGCAGATGGGCTCGAGACCGCAATGTGCGACGGGTCATCCGTATCTACGGGCAGAATGATCAGCGAACGGCAGCGTGGCACTCCAAGCGCGGTCAGATGATCACGGCCTCGGAGTTGGGTGCCATCTTTACGGGTGGTGAGACGCGCCGCTCCGTCATGCTTCGTAAACTAGAGCCACCTGCTCCGCCTACGGGGCCGCCTTGCGCACCTCTGATTTGGGGCACGCGGTTTGAGCCCATTGCAAAGCAGATTTACGAGGAGGAGACGAACTGCTCCATCACCGATGTGTCGTGTGTCCAGCACCCAGTCCACTCGTTCTTGGGCGCCTCTCCCGACGGCATCATCTTCCCAAAGGGACCACGAGACATGCGGCATGGTCGCCTGGTCGAGTTCAAGTGCCCCTTCTCCCGAGTGGCCAAGGACGGCGTGCCGTCCGCATACATCCACCAGATGCAGATGCAGATGGAGTGTACGGGCATTGACGAGTGCGAGTATGTGGAGTTTCGGTTTAAGCAGGTCTACTATGCAGAGTGGGTCGCCTTCCAAGGTCGCAAAGGTATCTTTGTGATCTTCGAGGATGACACTGTGAGCTATACCAAGGACGCATCCTGGGAGCAGGAGCACCAGAAGGTGCACTGGATTCTGCAGTCGGTGAAGAAGGACTTTGTGCCCAAGGACCCCAACTGGCTGCCGTCCCACTTTGACGACCTGAAGGCCTTCTGGGACGAGGTGGTCCAACACCGAACCAACGGGACCAAGCCCACGTCACCGCCGTCCACAACAGTAACGATAGACCTTTAACCACCACGGACGCCGATCGGCAAACTTGGCGTTCCACTCCTTGATGGTGAACCGATTGCCCATGCTCAAATTACACCGACGACAAATGGGATACAGGTTGTCAAGAGTCGTCTTGCCACCCTTGCTCTCAGGCACATCGTGTCCGCATTCAAAGTCAAATACATTCATGCGGTTCTGACACCACACAATGGTACATGGGCTCGAGAAGACATGGCCGCAACGGAGAATCCACACCTGTTCTCTCAGGGCGACTGGGATTTTCTGCTTATGAGCCATTGGGAATTACCATGTCTTTTCCTGTAGACGACCAGGAGGGGGTCCGCCAGTGACATTGATGTACGACTGGTACGCATTCACCTGAAACGGAGTCTGGAGTCCTTCAAGGGGCGGGGTCGTCACCTTGGGACGGGGCATATGGTTCGTGCGCTGGGAATAGCTGGAGTCTGTCGTCACATCTGTGCGAACGATTCCACGCATGTCCTGGAACGCGGGGTCAGGGCGCTTGGCCTCGGAGGAGAAGAACGTGAACCACGCGAGGCCGATGGCCACCAAGGCCACGAGAAGCACAAGGAATTCATTCATTGTTTAGAGACCCCGAAAAAAAGGGATTGTTTCGTCTCTTGCTCATCAACAAGTATGGCGCCTTCCGAAGAGACAGCACTGGAGACCCTTCGACTCTTCCTCTCTCGCCGCGGACTTCCCACGGAGACGATTCGTGTGACGACCGAAGATCTCGAGAAGGTCAACATCTACACCATTGGCAAGATGTTGGTAATCTTCAACCAGAAGCAAACCACCTCCGTCCCCGACATTGGAAACTACCGCAAGTTTGCTGCCGAGCACTCGTACACCAATGGCATCGTCGTCGTATCGAGATCCAAGCCATCTGACAATGCACTCCTGCAGATGAAGGCCGCATCCAAGGAGCGCATGCACTTCTTCTACCTCCCCGAGCTCCAGTACGACATTACACAGTCTCGCTGGTCCATGCCACACCGCATCATGAAGCCCGATGAGATTACGGAACTCCTCAAGGCCAAGAACATCACCAAGCCCGAGGTCCAGCTGCTCTCGATTGATTCGCAGGATATCCAGGCGCGTATCCTTGGTGCCATCCCGGGAGATGTGATTGAGGTGATCCGTCACAGCGATACTGCGGGGCAGTCCAAGGTCTGGCGGTACTGCGTGGTGGATGCAAATGTTGTTTGAAGACAATGAGTGCACCCGTAGCCGACGGACAATTGGCTGACCTGGATGCCAAGTATCAGCTCGCGCGTGCAGACTATGATGCCAAGGTCTCAGCGGCCCTGGCATCTGCCGACCCCGTGGCCGCCGCGGCTGCCGTAAAGGCCAAGCAGGAGATGGTGAGTCTCACGGAGAAGATGGTGTCCGTTACGACGCAAACCCCGACACCTGATCTGGACACCAAGCATCGTCAGTTTCTCGATCGCCTTCACACCCTGCAGGCAGAATACAATACCCTGTCGGCGAGCAACGACCAGCTGAAGACCCTCCAGGCAATCCGCGCGCGTGAAGAGGAGAAGTTCGAAGGTCCCTTTTATTTTTTCGGCGGGCTCTTTGTCGTGTCCTGCTGTGCATTGTTGGCCACTCTGATCATCAAGCACTAGTACACGCCGCCCACAAAGACAGCAAACACGCCAATCACGAAGATAGCCACTGCCTTGGAGATCATGATGGATGTATCTTGTACACGATCTGCAGCATTGACTTCGGACTTGGTCAGCGTATCCTTGAGAGTAGGGAGTGACGTCTCGTACGATGCGATTTGTTCGTGGAGCTTGCTGACATCCCCGCCCAGGCCGCCGTTGTCAGCCAATTGACGCTGGACATCCTCCTGCATGTTCATCGTACCCTGCTGTTCCTCTGCAAGTCTCGTATCCAGTTTCGTCTTGGCCGCCGCCGTTGCCTGTGCAGCCGCCGTGTCATTGGGATTGAGCGTAGACGCGGTCAGCAGAGTCTTGTAGTTTGCCAGTTCGTCCTGCAAATCCTTCGGCAATACAATCGTCGCATCCGCCTTTCCAGATGGAGTCGGATTCGTCAATTGCTCACGCCCCGTGAGATTGATAATAAACAGGAGGGTTCCCGCGAGAAGGACAAGCCACTCGAGCATTATCTCTTGGCTAGTAAACAAAATGCCCGTGCGTTCCTTCCTCGAACTCGGTGGCCCAGGCGGAACGGTTCACACGCCCCTGACAAGTGATGCTTCTGAACACACGCGCTACATCCGCATGGCGGCCACCATTGCCCCGTACATCAACAATGGCGTGTCTCCAGTCCCCAATGCCCTCGGTTGGCGGAGCATGGATGCGAACCGTGATGCTCGGTTGATTGCCCCGATCTACGGCAAGATTCGGGCTTTTCTTCCGAACAGAGGATAATGGATAGCGTTCACCAGTCGTCTCGACTGCTCAAACAGGCATCGGACGACTATGATGAATTTCTTCACGACACACCCACACCTCGGCAGGCGACTGCGGGCTCGATTGACTCGCGCGCGTCCAAGGAACGCCAGAAGATCCTCAAGGTCCAGGCCATGCACCTCTATGTCATCCAAGTCGCCCTCTTGACAATCCTGTTCTGCATTCTGGCGTACTGGGTCCTGCCCGACTGGGCTGCTCCGATGGTGAGTCTGTTGATCCTTGCTACGGGCATTGGGTCAGCAATCTATCTTTCACAGATATAATGGGTCAACAGTTCTCTGCCGCCACTGTCGCTGCCGAGCTAGCCGCTGCCAATAAGCTGCAGACGGACACTGCAACCGCATCTGCCAAGGCACAACAAGAGGTCGACAAGTACACCATGGAGTTCAATGCGGCCCAGACTCAGAAAAACCAGATTCAGACCACCTCCGAGCTCATGCAGAAAGCGACGGGGCTGTACTCGGGGGTCTCTGACGACCTTCATTACACAGTCAATCAGTTCGATTCCCATCTCAAGGACTTGCAGAACAAGATCAACATTACCAACCGAAAGACCGCGGCTCCCTCCTGGTGGCCTTGGCTTGATATCTTTTTGAATGTGATGCTTGTAGTGGTACTGCTGTATGCAATCTACTCCTTGGTGCGTCGTACCTATTACGTTCATCCTCCAGCTACCCAAGTCGGATACCATTAGCAATGGAGATCAACGACTCACGCACCGTACTCGACTTCCAAAAAAAGACCTTCTGCGGTCATCCGAGGGCGCATGTTCGCAAGGTCCTCTTACAGAACATCCAGTTGGGACACGCGGATTACGCGTGCTACTGGACGCTCGAGATGCTGTGTTCGGGATTGGTACATTCCCTGTGGGATGCCTTTTTCGAAGCCGCGGCTCTCCACATCAACCGTGGCAATCCTGCGGTCTTTACCTACTTGGCCAAGGCGTACGAGGACTACATGCCAATCGAGGGAAACTATCCGCTTGGCTCCATGACCAGCATCCGCAACAACTTGGATGTCCGTCGCATGGTGTGTGAAGTCGCAGCCGCCATGTCGGGATCTCGCAAGAACAAGCTGCCGACCCTGCCGACCCTCAAGCCGATCCACGACTTTGACCCGATCACGATTCAGGAGAGCGTGCGTGCTCCCTCGTCCATGTACGGAAAGCTGGTCCTGCGGCCAAACGATCCCATCTCCGTCATGGTGCCAATGAACGAGTTCTGCTACTGCATTCGCGCCGATGTGCGTGACCTGACGCGCTCTCTGTATTGGATGTCGTGGGTCATGACCTTTTGCAGAGAGCACAAGAAGGCGTCCAAGATGGTCTTGCCCTTTGCCAACCGCTCAGACGAGTTCGTATCCATGGAGCACGGCACTCACCCGGTGTGGATCTTTTGGGAGGCCGTTCGCAAGCAGGCGGGTCTCCAGGCCCGTCCGTACATTGAGATTCTCTACAAGATGCACTGTCTGCGGTGGTCGCCATCCGACAAGTCCAAGCGTGCCCTGCTGTTGGCGGCGATTGTCATTGTGTGCGAGTCCAACTTGGACACTACGCCCGTATCTGGAAACACGCAGGCCATCTCGACCATGCTGGAGGGAATGCCGCGGTGGATCGACGCCATCCAGCGGATGCAGCAGTCCTTTGCCCAACCCTGAGCCCAAAAACGGAATGCCAGAGACCGAGTATATATGTCTTACTAGAATGTTTAAGCCCTCTATCTCTGCCACAAAGGTTGCGGGTGTCTGCGGTCTCCACAAGTACCAGAACATCGATGAGGTTACCTACGAACTCTACTGCAAGGACAAGACTGTTGAGCCTAAGATTCGAGCGATTGAGGCCGAGCTCGGCCTCCGATCCTTTGAGTCTCTGAAGACGGATGTGTTCAAGGATGCGAATGTGAAGCAGGTTGTCTATGCAGCTCTGGACGCAGCCAAGTCGGGAGATGTGGCCGCTGCACTGGAAGATGTCGAGACCCACGCTCGCATGGTGCTGACTATGCGATACGGCCACCTCGGGCTGCCCGTGGTGAACCGCCTGGTGTCCGAGGCTCGCGGTGAGGTGTCCAAGAAGCGCGGTCTCAACAACGAGGACAAGATTCTGAACACCTACGAGACGGACAACAATGTTCAGGTGGTGGAGCGCAACACCAAGAACATGAAGATGGAGTTCCCCACCTTCCGACTAGCGGGCCGCACGGACGGCTGGGTGGCCGCTCACAATCGAATCGTAGACAGCAAGGACCGCACGCGCTTCTTCCCCGAGGTTCCGATTTACGATGAGATCCAGCTGCGGACGTATATGAAGATGTCGGGTGCCGTCGAGGCAGAGCTGATTGAGCGGTTTCCTGCACACCCTACACGCACGACCAAGTTCGTGAACGACCCGAACCAGTGGGCCGTGATCGAGGACTCGCTGACTGCGGCAGTGGCCAAGATGAACCAGATTCTCGAGTCGCCGACTGACCTAGAGCGAATCATCCGTAAGAATACAGTAAGGAATGGAGGTCCAGTGCACTGAGTCTCCTCCGCCATGGGCTAACGCCGTAGGCAAGACAATCGAGATACACTACTTTTATACTGGACTGGGTCGCATCAATACCCACACACAGATGTTCCAACTCCTGCAAAAGGGCGACAACGGGCGCTTGATTCTATTCGAGCGACCCCATCCGATTGGTGTTCTGTCGCGCGTCTACCACACCGAGGCCGTGACCTACACAGAGTACTCGGTGACACCCCGCCGCTGGTGTGAGCGCATAGACCCCGCAACAGCCTTTTACTTTGAAGAAGTGCGTAGAATCGTGCCTGAGAAAAAGTGAGTTCAGCACAATGGAGATTTGGGAAACACTCCTTCTTGCCTTTGGGTCGATTAGCGTCTTCGTTGTCCTCCACCTTGCAATCTTTTTGCTGGTCCGATGGATGTACCCGCCAACTGTGATGCCGATGCCGATGGTCCCGCCTACACCCATTGCCACACCCCCTGCAGCCGTGGCTGCTCCCGCTCCCATCCTTGCACCCCCCGCACCGCCCGCGGAACCGCCACTTCCTGAGTATTACACGCAGCCTCCGAACAAGAGCAATGCTACAGCGGATGCGATCACTTTACCCATGGCACCCTCTAGTCAAGAAGGGTCAACCAGCCTCGACGACTTGCAAGGTCGTCCCCCAGTATAATGGGCTTCCAGGCTGGGTGTTGATGGCGCATGATGCATCTGGGGTTCCTCGTGTCGTGTGGACGGACGGGAAGACAGAGGAGGTGCTTCCCATCGTCATGGACGATCGGCTCTGTTTCGATACCATTCTGCGCGGAGTCCGTTTGGGCCCCAAGCAGATTGTTGCGTACGATCTCTGGACTGTGAACGGAGAGCCTGTTCACAACCGATTGTCCTTCGGAAAGAGACAGGAGGTTCTTGCATCGCTTCTTGCCGAGTTTCATCAGCCCGACCTGACGGCTATTACCACGATCGGCAATGCACCTGCGAATGCGTTACTTCGTGGATACGAGTGTTACGACGACATGCCTGGGTCAATGGGAGTGTTTACCGAGCAGCCTCCCCTCCTTCCAGAACATATTCCCGACGAAGAGTAAATGGCTCGTCATTCTTCCAAGCGAAAGGGGACTCGCCGTTCCCGCCGCAAGACAATGCGCGGTGGCACGGTGGCTACCACGCCTCTCGGTGCTGGACAGCAGAATATTGTCGGAACCATGTTAGTTGAGCGCACCAATCTCAGTGGAGGCGTTGGTTACCCGTCGGCCACGGACGGCGGCGACCCGCAGCCGTTTTCCACAGGCAGCTATGCGGCGGCGGGCGGACGTCGTCGCCGTAAGACGAAGAAGGTCGAAAAAAAAAAGTCCGTAAAAGCCATTAAGCGGTTGCTGAAGGCCAAGGGACTGAAGGTCTCGGGATCTCGTCGCGCGGTCACGGCCCGCGCGCGCAAGGCTCGCATTCCGATGAAGGGAGGTCGCAGTCCCCTTGCGGGTTCGCCGTACCAGTCCTACCAGGGCAGCAGTGACAATGTGGACCGCGGACTGGCCAGCCCCTTCTTGAGGGCCAACCCTGTTGACGGCAATGTCCAGAACATCCCTGGGTACGGCCCTGGGTCGTCGGAGTTCATTTCGAGCGGCTCGGGCGGCCTCGTTCCCGCGTAACGGCGTCGGCCCATACATACGGCATGTAGGTGGGGTCGTTGGTGACAATGAACGGTCCACCTCGACGCAGACCCTCCAGCTGCATCCTCTGCATGACGAATGTCAGCTCGACATACTCTGCGTACTCCACCCACGCTCCCCACGCAGTCATGAACGATGTCAAAAAGAACAATCCATCCGACACATTCATTACATATGAAAAGAAGGCTATCAACGGCATGAGAATCATCTCGTTGATATGCTTGATTCGTGGATAGAACTCCGTCGTATCCCAGGAGGTCGACAAGGTTATGTATCGTTCAGCGGTTTGGAACGCGGTCTTAGGCATTTGCCTCGATCCTTACTCCATCGGCGGGAAACTTCATAGGCTCCATTGTGCGCGGGTCCACGAACATGAGGTCCGTATCCGTGGTACAGCGAATGAAGCGGAACAGAAGGTCCAGTGCAATGGTGTTTCCAGGCATGAGGTACCGCTCCACTGCTGCGGTCAGATCCACGCCCGTCGAGGTATCTCCAATCCAGACCCACGGGTTCTTGTACGGCCTGAAGGGGTCGCCCCGGTAAGGCGTAATCTCCTCGCACTCGTAGAGGATACGGCGGCGGCACTCGTCACCGCGATTCCACTCCTCGACATAGATGGAATCCTCGGGAACACGAGTCATGTCCTCATCGTACTCGTAGTCCTCGGAGATCAGATACTTGCGAGTAGCCGTCTCGAAGGGGCTGAAGAAGGCGCCGATGGCGCGACGAAGGCGAAGGCAGAAGCAGGAGGTGAACATTTTCAGCGGGTAGTGTCATCGAACCTCTTCCACTTCGAATTCGTTTTCGTCACTACCGCGGGGGCGCTCGTATCGGCAGGAGGCTCATCGATGGCAACCTCGTTGCCCTCTCCGCTCACGAATGTCTCCTTCGTAGTGCCCTGGACCAGAATCACTTGGTCGAGGTTCACCTGCATAGACATGGCTGTCGCAAGAGCCGTGACTAGAAAGGGAACCGCCACTACGAACCACGAGACGGCGGTGAGGCCGATTCCGCAAAAGGTGTTCAGCAGGTAGACGAAGAACAGGCCCACAACCAGCTTAATCGCAAAGGTCACCCACAGTCCGAGACCAATGTCCAGACCCAGCTGGACGACTAAAAAGATCAAGTACAGCAATGCAGGTGGGCAGAGTTCCTCGATGAAACGCATCTTCAGCTATTACACTTCCTCCAAGAAAAGTAATGGACGCCACAATTGACACCGTGATGTCCTTGACGAATTGCACGCGCGAGGAGGCGGAGGGCGCGCTGACCATCTACGGCGGGGACATGATCAAGGCTATGGACCTTCTCTTCAAAAAGCCCGTGGTCGCTGGAGACAAGCACATTCCGATTCCCCCCAAGGCGGACACTGGCCAGGACGAGGAGCAGAAGGCGCTGTGTGCCCAGGGCCGCGAACTCATGGACAAGCTTAGCGTCGTATTTTCAGGCGCCCACCGGAAAATCCTAGAGCAGACCCCGCAGGAGGCTGAGTCACCTGTGCCTGGAGATTCAACGAGCCAGACAACTGAGACCGCGACTCAGCCGAGCGGATGACGATCGGATTCTCTCGGACAAACGCTTCGACCTTGTCAGCAATACGAGGAGCCTCTGTGAACAGGTCCATGGCATCAACGCATGACCTGGACATGTCCTGACGCATTGCATAGTTTTCAGGGTCATCGAGAGAGATAACCGCATTCACCCACTGCTCAACACGGTCGCGCTCGCATGCGATTCCAGCAGGGACAATCCATGCCTCTACGCCCTCGGTGGTTCCAGGCGGCGGCGCACTCGGATTGGGCTTGGAGTAGATCACGGGAATGCGATTGTACATGGCCTCCACTGCAATGCGGCCAAAGCTCTCGTAATTGCTCGGAAGCAACAGAATGCGGGTTCGTTTGAGGATGTTGCGAACATCATCGTCAAACTTGATCCACTCAATGTTGGACGGCGCAGGCGGCACCCACAGCTCTCCGTAGTAGGGAATGACACCAAGGAACTTGCGATCGGGAAGAGCCCTTGCCAGTGCAATGAACTGGTGGACGCCCTTGTTGACATTTGCATTGACCAATGTAATCATGTCGCCCGTCGGGAAGGGCTCTATCTTGATCTTGTCCTCGTGCATGATGGGGCGAATCACCTCCGTGCGGACAATTGTCGACGGCCACGGAACGGTGTTGGAACGGAAATTGGCCTCCATCGTGTGATTGATGAAGAACAGCATCTCCTTCCACCCGCCCGTGATATTGTCCTTGATGGAGTTGTAACGGCCATCGAAGTGGCAGGTGGCAATCATCGGACGATCCAGTCCTCGACTGTTGATCTTGCGCACAACGGGCAGGGCAGGTGCATGGGGGCAAATCCAGACCTGACTGGATTCAAGAAGCTCCGTTCCTGCAGTGTAGTGCATGAACCGAAACCCTCGGTACGTCCCTCCGTTCCATCCTTCCTTGGGTCGGTCGGTCGTCATAAACGCAACCTGATGGCCGCGCTTTTGAAGTTCGATGGCCAAGTCAATATCGTGTAGAAATGCACCGCACAAGTCGGGCATTCGTGTTGCAAAGAAAAGAACCCTCATTATGTTGTTGTATCCAGACGTTTTACTTGGATTAAGCGTGTGGGGTCACCGCCGCGCGCCCATTTGTCCTGGACCCAGTTGTCGGGGTTGGAGTACTCCTGCTGCTTGACAGGAATCAAGGGCTGGTAGTAGTTGGGAATGGCCTTGTCCATGATGGTGGAATTGTCCTTTGTGGAGCGCTGAAGCATCGAGTGAATCAATCCAGATTCAGTATCGACCTCCGCAGGCGAGCCACCGCCCATGTTGGGGGTCGTGGCAAAAGGGCGGACCCACAGCTGCTTCGGCCCCTTGACGCGCCACGCATCAGGGTCTCCCCAGCGAAGTTCAGAGTTGGTGTCCACCTTGCACCCGTTTCCAGGCATAAAGAATCCACTGGTCGGGATCATACCAGGCTGGTCCGCCATGGCCAGGGCAGGGTTGAGAGCATCCGAGCATCCACCTTCATTCGTGGTCTGGCTGCGGCTCATGGCAGATTGGTTGGCAACTGCATCGGCGTCGGCCCGAGCGGTATCGTTCTTGCCTCGCGTCAGAGCGTAGAAAAAGTCGATGGGATTCGACGACATGCTTATCATCAAACCCAGAAAGTTTCACGCAAAACGAACAGTAAGACGAAAGGCAACAGAGTCTCAATGGTTATTCTCCAACCCTGTGATTGGCACGAGCACGATGTTTCCATCAAGGTCGGCAAGACGCGAGTTCAGGAGTATGTGGTTGATGTGTACGGCCGCACTCAAGACGATCGGGTGGCGTGTGTCCGCATCACCGGCTTCAGTCCGTATTTCTACTGCGGAGGTGCGGACCCTGGTCGTTCCGTCCAAGTGAAGAAGTACGATGTGTTTGCAGGCTTCAACGACTTGGCAAAGACGACCATGTGGAAGGTCTCCTGCGCAACCTTGAACGAGTTCCACGAGAAGAAGCGCTCCATGACGGACCGAGTCTTGTACGAGTCGGACCTTCCGCCCTTCCTTCGCCTTATCCACGAGCGTCACCTGGGCCCTGGCTCTCCGTTCGAGTTCGAGGGCATTGAGATGGCAGCGTCGGAGGATATGGCCGTGGACGTGATGTACACCTGCAAGTACACGACCATCTCTCCCACCTCTGCCTCGATTCCCCTGAAGGTGGCCTCCTACGATTTGGAGGTCTGTCCGCTGGTGGGCCAGCAGTTTCCCGTGGCGACCAAGGATCCCATCATTCAGATCGGAGTGTCGTTCCGCATGTCCGACGACCTGATGACGCCGACTCGCAAGTCGGTGTTCGTGCTGGGCAAGGTCAGTCCATCTGACGATCCCAGTGTGGAGTTCGTGGGATGCCAGACAGAATCGGATGTTCTCCGTGCCTTCCTGAACTGTGTCCTCGACGAGAACCCCGACATTATCTGCGGGTACAATACCTTTGGGTTCGATGATGGGTACGTCGAGGAACGGTGCAAGCAGCTGCATCTGCTCGACGAGATTAACCTGTCCCGTGGACCTGCGGCAAAGAGCAAGCGCGGAGACCAGTGGGTCACCAAGTTTGCAGAGACCAAGAAGTTCGAGCTGGCGTCGGGAAAGTATGACCTCCGCATTCTGTGCCTGCGAGGTCGCCTGTCGGTTGACCTGCTTCTGAACATGCGTCGCGAGCACTCACTCGATTCCTTCAAGCTGGACTCGGTCGCAGAGACATTCCTTCGTGGAAAGGTAGTGCGCCGCGGAACGAAGCAGATCTTCACCTATAGCACGCGCGGACTCAACGACGGCAACTATGTGAAGTTTGATATCGTAGGAAACACCTCCGATCCGTACCGCGACGGAGCCAAGTTTCAGATCTACGATGTCCAGAAGGATTCGTTCCGTATCAAGACCGACGACGCTCTCTTTGACGAGTTCGACGCGGAGACTCTCAAGAAGTTGCACTGGACCTTCACGAAGGACGACGTAGAGCCGCACGAGCTGTTCCGTCTTCACCGCGAGGGTGGACCCGAGGGCAGGGCGCGCATCGCCAAGTACTGTATTCAGGACTGCGATCTGGTCCTGACGCTCATGGCCAAGCTGGACACGCTGGTCAATACTCGTGGTATGGCGGATGTGTGCAAGGTCCCGATGCAGTATGTGCTGACACGGGGTCAAGGTATCAAGATCTTCTCGGCCGTGGTGTACTATGCGTCCCAGCGCGACCAGGTCTTGCGAACGCTGGAGAATGTCATGGGCGACCAGACGTACGAGGGCGCCATCGTCATCAGCCCCAAGATTGGTATGTATCTTGACCAGCCCGTATCGGTGCTGGACTTCAACTCACTGTATCCGTCCAACATGATTGCCTACAACCTGTCGCCCGACACGCTGGTCTGTGAGCGCCACTTTGATACTGAGGGGCGTAAACTCGGACACTTTGGATTGTCGATGGAGACAGTGCGAGAGCTGGAGGGAAAGTACAAGCTGGATGAAATGGACTACGAGCTCAAGGACGACGAAGGCGTGGTTACGGGCAAGGTGGTGTGTACCTTTGTGCAGACGAATAAGGAGACACCAATGCTCATGGGTGTGCTACCCAAGACCTTGGAGATTCTGCTGGCGAAGCGGAAGGAGTTCAAACAAATGATGGAGGATCCAAAGTATGACGACGCTCAACGATCTGTCTACAATGGTCTTCAATTGGCTTATAAGGTGGTTGCCAATAGCGTCTACGGACAGACAGGTAGCCGAACGTCTCCTATCCGAAAACTCTGTGTCGCCGCGTGTACCACGGCAGCGGGACGAAAGGCCCTCTACAAGGCCAAGGACGTGGTGGAGTCCCAGTTCGGTGCCGAAGTCGTCTACGGTGATACCGATTCCATCTTCGTCAAGTTCCCCACCAAGGACCTATCAGAGTCCATCCGATTGGGGCTCGAAGCAGGTGCCGCCATCACTGCTCAAATGAACCGCAAGCCCTACAAGATTGCCTATGAAAAGACCTTCTACCCGTTCATCCTCTTCTGTCGCAAGCGGTACGTCGGCATGAAGTACGAGGAGGACCCGAACCCTGCCAAGGCCAAGCGCATGTCCATGGGTATCGTGCTCAAGCGACGCGACAATGCACCGATCGTGAAGGATGTGTTCGGTGGCGCACTGGACATGCTCCTGCAAGAGAAGGATGTCAAGAAGGCCGCTGCGTATGTCAAGCAGAAGCTCAAGGATGTCATCGATCAGAAGGTGCCACTGGAGAAGTTCGTCCTCTCCAAGTCGTTGCGTGACGACTACAAGAACCCCGAGCAGATTGCCCACCGCGTGCTGGCGGACCGCATGGCTGATCGTGACCCAGGCACAGCGCCCAAGGTCGGTGATCGCGTACAATTCGTGTATGTGGAGGGTGCCAAGAAGGGCGCGAAGCAGGGCGACAAGATTGAGCATGTCGACTATGTACGGGCCAAGAAGCTGACCGTGGACACCACGCACTACATCACCAACCAGATCCAGAATCCAGTGGCCCAGCTCTTCGCACTCTGCATTGAGAAACTGGACGGGTACAAGCCGCCATCCGAGTCATATGCGTCGATGCACACCCACTACATGGAGAAGCTGAAGGACGAGGAAGAGGCCACGCTGGCGGTCCTGGCCAAGAAGGAGAGGCAGCTCGAGGGGCTGATGTTCCTAGACTCTCCTGACCTAAAGAAGGTCGTGCGCGCGAACCAGCACGGGCCTTTAGACGCATTCTTCGGTAAGAAGTAATGGAGGCCACACCAAGGCCAATCGTCGTATCCGTTGAATACGAGGACGGATACGATACCCTAGTACGAGCGAACACACACAAACCCCTTTTCAAATGGTCCCAACGAGACCGCGCATTGATGCGCCTCTTTCGCACTATTCAATTCAGACGCTTGGCCGACTCGCGTAAGTTTAGGCGGTCCGACCTGCCGACGGAACTTAAGGACCCCGACCCCTACGAGCCCGAATATGTCTTCTACTGCTTACGGCTTACGGGATGTTCGGTTTAGAGATGTATGATGCAGTCTGTTATCCCCTTGCTTCGAGACATTGTCAACAGTGAGACGCAGTTTTTTAATCGTGTGGTTGATCTGCCCGACGCACTTCGGAATCGCGCCATTGCCAATCGCAGTCGGCAGACCCTGGTCATGCTCGACCTGGTTCGCACTCTGGTTGAGCCCGTGCCCATCCGCAGTCTCCCGACGACTCGCGGACAGTTTACAATCGACCTGACCCAGGATCTTCTGCGGACCTTTCACGAGCCTGTTGCCGTCCTCCCCTCGGCGGCGCAGATCTCGGCGGCTGTCGAGCTGAATGTGACTCCGCCAGCTGGAGAGCTGTGTGCGATTTGCCAGGACACCATGGCCGTGTCCACTCGTCTGAATGCATGCCGTCACTACTTCCACCACGGATGTATTACCCAGTGGTTCGGAACCAGTGTGCGCTGCCCCGTGTGTCGAAACGATATACGCGAAACCGACGAGGAAGAGGAATGATCGTCGTGTGCACGCCCACCCGCAACCGAGGCTGGACGCAGGCCTTTTCTGAGAGCTGTATGAGGGCGCAAACTCTGCAGCCCGACCACTGGATTGTGCTGGATAACTCGGATACCCCTGAGCGAGGATGGGTCACGAGCGGCGCCCTCACAGTGAAGCGAGTCGAAGGAACCAGGACAATTGCGTGGATGCGGAACCACATGCTCGACATGGCACTGGAGCTGGGTGCAGACTTTATCGTGTTCTGGGACGACGATGATTACTACCCGCCGCAGAGGATCCGCACGGGCGTGGATGCGCTAAAGGCGAATCCAAAGGCAGAGATTGCCACGTCGTCGATGATGTACATGCTGCTCACCCAGGAGAACTGCCTGATGAGTGTCGGTCCTTACGACGACTCGCACGGAACTGCATCGACCTATACGATTCGTCGAGAGTATGCGGCGACTCACCGCTTCGATCCCATCAAGACCTTCGGTGAAGAAATGTCCTTTACCCGGGGATGGAAAGCCAAGATGGTTCAGGTTCCTGCAGAAGACACCATCGTCGTCATGGGGCACAAGGGCAACACCGTTAGCAAGTCCGATGTCTTTTGGAACCCAGACAGGTACCTGGGAAAGGTTGTCAATAACATCAACGGGAAACAGGCGTGGCGCTCGCGGTGGGCGCTATCGCAAGAAGTATGGGATCTGTGGAAAACCACATTCTCTGTCGTAGAATCTCATTTACTTCAGGACTTTGTTTGAACACTGGGCATGGTGGTGGAAGCGCCTCTGACTCGCCGTACTGCAGAGAGTGGAGCATTCGACGCACATCGTAGTGGCACGTCTTGGCCATGGACTGGAGGTCCTGCTTGGGGAACAAGGGCGTCAGGTCGGAGATGGACGGGGGGAAACAACGCAGGCTTTCAATGCGAGCACACGCCTTGAAAATTCGCGGCACCTCATTGCAGGTCATCAGAATGGGAAGAGTCCGATCGGGGGAGATGAACCACTCGACCAACCTGCGCTGGGCATGAGAGTCCGAGCCATCCACCTCATCCAATACCAGACACGAGGCCTTGTTGTCGCCCCGAATCATCGAGGTGATGCTCCTCGTGTGACGATACGACGCAATCAGACGGGCAACATCCTCGTGGGACCGCATAGCCTGTGTCGCATTGATTTCAAGAGGCTCCATTCCACACGAACGGATCGACGCCAGGGCCATGGTCGTCTTCCCGATCCCCGGAGGACCGTGAAGCAAGATCACATTGCTGTAGGGCTTCTTGTTCAAGTATGTGTTCAACCGTGCCTTTGTCTCTCGGTGTCCGACCACTTCATCCAAGAATTGAGGCCGACGGACTTCACTCCACATATACGTGGTTAGAGAGGGTTGAGAAAATGCTTGCGAACTACTAATGGATGTTCCGCAGCACGTCTTGCGGTCCCTGTTTCGGGATACTGCCTTTCCCCTCATCCAGCACCACGTGGATTCCTACGACGATATGCTGTCTGCGCGCATTCCCACCTTCTTGAAGGCCTCGAACCCCGCCGAGCTCGAGCTGCCCGACAAGCGCTATATCCGTGTCTGGTTTGGTGGCAGAGAGTCGGACAAGCTGAAGTGGGTCGCGCCGACGGATGACATGGGCAACGCCATTGTTCCCCACGCGTGCCGCCTCGACAATACGACCTATGCCGTGACGCTCGTCGCGGACCTGGAGGTGGACTATGTATTCCCCAATGGGTCCACCGTCACCAAGGTCTTTGCAGACTTTGAGGTGGGGAAGATTCCGCTGATGCTGCGGAGTCGTCTGTGCTACCTGACGGGAATCGACGGGTATTCGGTGGGCGAGTGCAAGTTCGAGCTGGGTGGGTACTTTGTGATTGACGGGTCCGAGAAGGTATTGCTCACGCAGGAGAAGTTGGGCAACAATCTCTTTTACTGTGGAAAGCGGACACAGGTCAAGAACCCCGAGAATCCCAGTGGTCCTGTCGAGACCTCGGAGGAGCTGGAAGTCAAGGCCTCGTACGACACCAAGGAGGAATACTATGCAGCCGTGCGCTCCGTGTCCGAAGACGCCAGCCGCGGCCCCTACTCCCACTTTCTGGTGATTCCGCCCCCCACGAAGCGGACCGTGAATCGCCTGGCATTGATCACACTTCCTGGATTCGAGAACCCTGTACCCGTGTTTAGCGTGTTCCGTGCCCTGGGGCTCACCACGGACAAGGATGTGTACGACACTGTCCTGGCGGGAATGAACGACCATGATCGGGTCGCCTACGATACCCTGTTTTATCAGTTGGTCCTCAGCCACGAGGAGACGCTGTCCTTCTCGAAAAAGACGGACCTCCAGTTGTTGGTGGACCAGTCACGTACCCGATCCCGCCCTGAAGTGGTGCGGACCCTGCACGATATGCTGTTTCCCCACGTGGAAGTGGATTCCGATGTGGGTGCGCTCTATCGCCGCAAAGCGTACCAGCTAGGACGGCTTCTGCGCATGGCGATGGAGCAGGCTCTTGGCTTGACGGAGCCCACGGACCGCGACCACTTTCGCTTCAAGCGTCTCCAGACCTCTGGCGATCTGTGCTTCGGAGAGTTCCGTCGTATCTTCCGCGAGACATCTCGGAACATGCTGCTGGAGCTGGACAAGAAGGTGAACCAGTACGAGCGCGCGAACTATGCAGGGGATAAGCTGGTCAATGTGCTGCAGCCCGAGAACCTGAGTTTCTACTGGAAGAAGTACCGCCTGCTCTCCGAGTTTCTCAAGTCCTTCAAGGGGTCGTGGGGAGGAGCCGAAGGTATCGCGCAAGAGTTGAGCCGCGTATCCTATGCAGGTGTGATTAGCCATTTGCGCCGCACCAACTTGCAGATGGACCGCACCTCGAACAAGAAGGAGCCGCGCCGTTTCCACGCGTCTCAGATGGGTCTCATGTGTCCAGTGGATTCCCCCGACGGACGCAACATTGGGTACATCAAGGCTCTGGCCATCATGGCTCGAATCTCAACGCCTCTGTCGATGGATGTCGTGCGCGCCATGATCAAGCCCTTCATTCGCCCGATCGTATCCGTCCACCCCTCGACGTGGCAGCCGACCTGGACCCCTGTGTTCTTGAATGCGGATTTGGTCGGAGTGTGTATCGGCAGGACCGAGGAGATGCACGCCCACCTCGTGAAGGAGCGCCGAACACGGAAGTTGACACTGTCACTGGGCTGGGACCGCGTGGCCAATGTGTACACCCTCACCTGCGATGGTGGCCGCCCGATTCGTCCCGTCTACCAAGAGGGTGTCACGGCAGATCGCGTGCGGGCCGCTGAGGGTTGGGAACAGATTTCGGGATTGATTGATTATCTGGATGCTGAGGAGCAGAACATTACGCGCTTGTCCATTGAGCCCTTCCACCCCAAGTTGCAGTCGGAGATTCACGCTCTGTTTGCCTTGTCGGCGCTGACAGGTATCATCCCCTTCTCGGACCACAACCCGGGCACGCGCAATGCCTTTGCGATTGCTCAGACCAAGCAGACCTGCTCGTGGTTCCACACCAATTACCTCAAGCGATTCGACACCATTGCCGTGACCTCGGTCCTGCCCCAGATCCCCTTGACACAGACATGGGTCTATCGCGAAATCATGGGCGCAGGTGGTTGCATGCCGCACGGAGAGAATGTGATTGTGGCCATTACCACCTACATGGGCTTCAACCAGGAGGATTCCGTCATGATCAATTCCTCGGCCATGAAGCGGGGGTTGTTTCAGACCGTGTATTACCACTCATACGACTTCATGGAGGATATGACGGATCCTGCGACGCAGATCCACACAGAGTTTGCCAACCCCGCTGTCAATCCCCTGTACAAGGATTCCGTGAAGCGCAAGGAGGGCTTCAACTATGACCACCTCGACGCTGAGGGTGTGATCCTCGAAGGCACCGAGTTGACGGAGGACACCATTCTGGTGGGTATGGTGGCACCGATTCAGGACATTAACGGCAAGATCACGGGGTACCGCGATGTATCGGAGAAGCCGAAGCGAGCTCAACATGGTCGCGTAGAATCTGTGTATCGGTATGCGACTCGCGATGGCTTGAAGGGTGTAAAAATCCGTGTAGCCGAGGAGCGCTACCCTGTTCTCGGCGACAAGTTGGGAAGCCGCCACTCTCAGAAGGGAACGCTGGGCATTGTGCTTCCCGAGGAGGACATGCCCTTCACGGCTCGCGGAGTACGCCCCGATCTGCTGTTCAATCCCCACGCTCTTCCCACTCGCATGACGATTGGACACTGGATGGAGAGTTCGTGGAGCCGCTTGGCCCTGAAGTTGGGCGCATTCATCGATGCCACGCCCTTTACGACAACGGACAGCATCCCCACGCTCAAGCAGGTGATGATGGAACAGGGATTCGAACCGTATGGCACAGAAACCCTGTACAATGGTCAGACAGGTGAAATGATGGAAGCCGATATCTTCATGGGTCCCACCTACTACCAGCGCATGAAGCACATGGTAGAGGACAAGGTCAATGCTCGGTCCACTGGTCCGCGCAAGCTGCTGACTCGCCAGCCGCTGGAGGGTCGCGCGGATGAGGGTGGTCTGCGTATCGGCGAGATGGAGCGTGACGCCCTAGTGGCTCACGGAATGGCCAAGTTCACGAGGGAGAGCATGATGGAGCGCTCGGATGCCGCGGTGGTGCAGCTTGACACGGAAACGGGACAGCTAGATACCAGTCGTGTTATGGTAGAGATGCCGTATTGCATGGGGTTATACACACGGGAGCTGGAGTCGATGCACATCACCGTCCGCATGAAGACCGAGTAGACGAGGTGATTTACATGGCCCGAGTAAGAAGACTCAAATGGACAGCGTTGCGTTTGTCATTCCTATTCATCCACCGTTTTTCCACTATCTTCGCAATTTTCTCGGACAGCTGCCACCCGCATCGAGTCGAGTCTATGCCGTCTTTTCCTCTCCAGAGGATCGTGGTGCATTTGGCGAGCACCCCGCAGTATCGCCCATCGTGATTCCACAGGGCCTGACCTATGACCCGCACTCTACCGCAGGGATCGTGGACTTCAAGAAGTTCTACGCCCTGTCCCAGTTGAAGAACTCGCACCACGAATACTTCATCGTATGCGACTCGGAAATTCAGTTGGTTCCCGAGAACTACACCCCCGAGAATGTCCTCGGCAAGATCGAGGCCATTTTCAAGAACAAGCAGATCTACGCATCGAATGGAGGAAGTGGCAATACAGTTGCTGCGTGTACCGCGTTTCCAGGAGACCTGGCATTGCGTGCAAAGGCGCTGACCGAGGACTATGGATTGGTGTTTTGGTGGAGCAACCTTCCAGTGTGGAAGCGTGAACATCTGCCCCATTTCTTCGAGCTGCTTCCGATCCCTGCCGAGATCTACTCGCGGCCTGATTACAACATCTACCAGGTGTACCTTGCACTGTACCATGACTTCAGATTCCTCAACTTGACTCCGCATATCGGAGTGTACTCGTCTCTAGAGGGATTCGCAACCCGGAAGGAGGAACTGATCGATCGCTTGTCTGCTCTTGGATATGGACATGCGTGGGTGATGACCACGCAACTCAATTTGAACCGAGACAAGCTCACGCAATTGGGGACTTTCCTGGCGTATCACCTCGACCGTTACACGACGCCAGATTGGTGGGCGCCGTAAGTTTTGGGCGCTTAAAGGTAAGGATGGAGGATATAGTATTGAAGATGTCTGACCACATTTACGTCACAAAGCGTAATGGCGATCGCGTCCCCGTTTCCTTCAACGAGGTCTTGACTCGTCTCCAGCGTCTTGCGGATGGACTCGACCATGTGAACCCTGATTTGGTCGCACAGAAGGTGTGCAGCCAGATTCAGGACGGGATCAAGACCTCCGAGCTGGACGAGTTTGCGGCCGAGACCTGCGCCATGATGCAGGCCCGCCACCACCCGAATTACGGTAAGCTCGCGGCTCGTATTCTTGTCGACAATCACCAGAAGATGAATTCCCAGACAATGTTTCACATCGTCAACCATCCGATGTACTCGGAGGAGTATCGCGATCTCGTGAAGACGCACTGGCCGACCTATACCTCCATGATGTCGTGGGAGCGGGACTTCATGTTCGACTACTTTGGGTTCAAGACCTTGCAGAAGGGCTACCTGCTCCCTGGTGAGCGCCCCCAGCACATGTGGATGCGTGTGGCTATCCAGCTCCACGGAGACAACTTTGTCCGTGTGCAGGAGACCTACGATGCCTTGTCCCAGGGGTACTTTATCCACGCGACGCCCACGCTCTTCAATTCGGGTACGAACCACGCCCAGCTGTCTTCGTGCTTCCTGGTCCACATGCAGGAGGACAGCATCAAGGGTATCTACGACACGCTGGCTGAGTGCGCACAGATCTCCAAGTGGGCGGGTGGCATTGGCCTGTCGATCCACAATATCCGCGCACGCGATGCCGATATCCACGGTACGAATGGCAAGTCCACGGGTATCGTGCCGATGCTGAAGGTCTTCAATGACACGGCCAAGTATGTCAACCAGGGGGGCAAGCGCAATGGTTCGTTTGCAATCTACCTGGAGCCGTGGCACGCGGATATCGAGGAGTTCCTGCGCCTGAAGCTGAATACGGGCAATGAGGATGAGCGTGCCCGTGATCTGTTCTATGGTCTGTGGATCTCCGATTTGTTCATGCAGCGCGTGGAGCAGGATGGATATTGGTCGCTGTTCAGCCCCGACCAGTGCCCGGGCCTCTCGGATTGCTGGGGCGATGAGTTCAATGAGCTGTACTGCCATTACGAGCGCAAGAACCTCGCCATGAAGGAGATCCCTGCCAAGAAATTGTGGCAGATGATTGTAGATGCCCAGATTCAGACTGGAACTCCGTATCTGCTGTACAAGGACGCGTGTAATGCCAAGTCCAATCAGCAACACCTCGGAACCATCAAGTCTTCCAACCTGTGTACCGAGATTATCGAGTTCACCTCTCCCGAGGAGACGGCGGTCTGCAACCTCGGGTCTCTGGCTCTCCCCAGGTTCGTCGAGCGGAGCTACGCCCACGACGGAGAGTATCGGTTCAATTTTGACCTGCTTCGCAAGTATACGACCATCTTGGCTCGCAACTTGGATGTTGTCATTGACAAGACCTATTATCCGACGGAGAAGTGCAAGACCTCCAATCTCCGCCACCGCCCCATCGGAATCGGGATCCAGGGCCTCGCAGACGTCTTTGCCATGCTCCGACTGCCTTGGGGGTCGCAGAAGGCAACCGACCTGAATCGGGAGATCTTTGAGAACATCTACTACGCCGCTGCCACGCAGAGTATGTTGGGGGCATCGTCGGACTCGTGGCGCAGTGTGTCTCTCGACAATTCGAACGTGTACCCGAGCTTCGATGGATCCCCAATGAGCGGGGGCAAGCTCCAGTGCGACCTGTGGGGAGAGACGCCCAAGTCAACCTACCTGAACTGGAATGGGCTTCGGGAGTTGTGCAAGACGGGAATGCGGAACTCGTTGCTGGTGGCTCCCATGCCCACGGCATCGACCTCGCAGATCCTTGGTAACAATGAGTGCTTCGAGCCCTTTACGTCCAATCTGTATTCTCGCCGTGTTCTGTCGGGCGAGTTCATGGTCGTGAACAAGTACCTCGTGGAGGATCTGGTGAAGCTTGGACTGTGGACAGCGGATGTGCGGACGGAGATCATTGCGAACAATGGCTCCGTACAGGGAATGGCCGCGATTCCCGAGGAGATTCGCGAGCTGTACAAGACAGTCTGGGAGATTCCGATGAAGACCTTGATCAACATGGCTCGGGACCGCGCGCCCTACATTTGCCAGTCCCAGTCTCTGAACCTGTTTCTGTCGGAGCCCACACCCTCCAAGGTGTCGAGCATGCACTTTTACGCGTGGAAGCAGGGACTGAAGACGGGCTGTTACTATCTGCGCACCAAGGCGGCTGCGAAGGCGCAGCAGTTCACCGTGGAGCCGAGTAATTGCTTGACCTGCTCGGCCTGATTTTCCCGAGTAAGGGTAAATGGCTGTGCTTGGTATGGCAACTGCTCTCGGCGGTCGTCGTCGCACGCGTCGTAAGCACAGGGGTGGTGCCCCAAGCTATGTTCCCCTCGGAGGCGAACAGGGTACGGGTGGTAGTTGGACTTCTGCACCCGAGAAGCCTACGTACAATGATGGAGGCGTCCGTCGTGGAACGGTTGGTGGCGGGTACTTTGGTGCGGGAGGAATTGACCCTGGTTCGTTTCCTGGTGTTGGCGGTGCACGCAAGACTCGTCGCGCCGAACTGAAGGCAATGTCCGTTGGGACGCTGCGCAAGATGCTGAAGAAGCTCGGACTCAAGTCGACGGGCGTCAAGACAACCTTGGTCAACCGCCTCAACTATGCGCCTAGGTTGAAGGGTGGTGCACCGCACCCAGTTGATTTCGGACATGACTCGCATGGACACGGTGGGGCTGGATATCGCGGCGCCCTTGCACAGGCGTAGGTGCGTTCTTTTCTGGGTCAAAGATAAATGCCCCCTCAGCCTCCTCCGCCCCCGTCGCCGCCTCCGCCTCCGCCTCCCATGGGTGGCCGCCGCACTCGTCGTGGCCACAAGTCGACTCTCAAGGCCAAGACCCTGCGTCGCATGCTGAAGAAGAAGGGAATGAAGACCACGGGCAAGAAGGCGACCCTGATGAAGCGTCTCCACATGCGCGGTGGTGGCGGTGCTCTCGCTCCGTCTCCGTTCGCCTCTGGCGGCGATTCGTCCCTCGGCCCCGCATCGCCCGCGGGCAACTACGGTGAGCCTACTCCCTCGTATGCCGCGGCAGTCTCATCTGGACTGTCGGGTGGTCGCCGCCGCCGTCGTCGCGAGTAATTTCAAACACAACTAACAAATGCCCCCTCGTCGCACACACAAACGCCACCTCGTTGTGCCCATTGTCACGGGGCCCATCGCGGGAGGAAGTCGCATCTCGCCTGCACTGGTCGGGTCGTCTACAGGAACGACGCCTGCACACTCCACATCGAAGGACTGGACGGCAGGCTCGCCGCCCCTGGGTCCCAAGGTGGGTGGACCTGGCTACAGCGACCCGCGTACAGGGGGTCGTCGTCGGACCCGTCGTGTCCGTCGCAGTCGTCGTCGCCACACTCGCCACTGACTCCGCGTTTTTTCTGAAGAGTAAACATACACTGAAATGTCTTGCTCCGATTCGTCTAAGACAACCGAGGCCGAGTGCGTAGCCCCCGCCGTCTGGACGCCCGCAGCGGGCGGGCGCCGCGGAATGAAGGTCAAGACCCTGCGTCGCATGCTGAAGAAGAAGGGAATGAAGACCACGGGCAAGAAGGCGACCCTGATGAAGCGTCTCCACATGCGCGGTGGTGGCGATGAGATTGGCTCGCCCATCAAGGCGGAGGGCGGTCGTCGTCGCCGTCGCCGCGAGGAGGAGGGTGGCAGCCGCCGTAAGCGCCGCGAGGAGGAGGGTGGTCGTCGTCACCGCACCAAGCGCGGCTTCATGGGCATACTCTAAAGTGCTCCCGCGATCTCTGAAATCAACGTAAACAGCTCATCCGAAAACCCATAGTGGCATCCATTCGTCTCCGTCACCGGTGGCTTGCGGCTACTCGTGTTCTTGCGATGCACTAAACTCACAATCACATTCTGGGGAGACAGCTCCCGACACATGTGTTCGCGACCGCGAATGAATGCGTCACCCTCAGCCACCTGGACCTCAGGAAACTGCCGATCCATCCAGAACTTGCGAGTAAAACACAGTGTTGCCTCGGACACCCGCTGGCTCATGGCCAGCGTCGGAGGAGGCACATTCATGAAGGATACGTGCTTGTGAATCTCGTAGCATGGCAGGATTGTTGAGAACAAGCACTCCTTCTTTGGTTCGGCCAGCAAGTGGGCCACACGGGTCAGGATCGAGTTGGTGGGATACACATCGTCATCGTCCATCATCACCAGCACATCGTGACTCGCATACTCCACGGCCAGATTCCGCTTGGCACCAATGGTCAGTGGCGTGTCCACCAGAATGTACTTGACATTCGGCATGTCGGTAATCAGCTCCTTGATGGGATCGTCTCCGTCATCCACAATGACCCACTCGATCTTGGCATCGGGGTAGGACTGGGCCACCCTGCAGTACTTCAGCAGAGGGATAAAGGCACGGCGATTCCGAGTCAGGGTGATGATCGAGATACAGGGCAGATCCTCCTCCTTGGGCATATGCTCTTGGATGGAATAGCGAGGACGCCCCTTCAAGGTGTCGATGCGCTTGGCCATGCGCTCCACGAACTCTTCGTGACGGTCCTCGTACTGCTTGCGGCACGCGTCGGACATTTCCCGAAGGTGTGCATCTGGGGTTCCGACATAGACCTTCAGGGCCTCCACCACAGATCCCACATCCGTATCTTCCAAGACACCCATGCAGTGCGGGTGCGGAACCTCCTTTGTCGTCGAAGTCCACAGAGCCGACTTGGTCAGCTCCATAAAGGGTGCAATCGGGCTGATCAGGGGCACGCAGCCACTCGACATGGCTTCATTCACTGCGTGTCCGAACCCCTCGGCAACCGACAGGCACACGACCAATCCCGACTCGGCCAGGAGCGCATCGTAGTCCTTGTCGCTCAGCACCTCCGAGATCAGCTTGATCTTGCCCGCCACATAGTCGGGGAGTATACCAATCCTTACATGGGCAGGCGAGTGGACAATGGTCAGCTCGGGGAGCAGTTCGTATAGCGATGGATCTTCGTGCTGAATGCGCATGTAGGCCTGGACAATAGGCTTCGGGTGGCGCCAGACATTCTTGCCCACAGGAACAATGCCCTTGTTGTAGTTCTTGACGGGCGTGTACTTCTTGTCGATGGAGGTCCATCCCACGTAGTGCACAGGCGCGCACCCGGGAATGGCCTCGAACATCTTCACTGCGCTGTGCGTCTTGACCCAAATCTGGTCGACCATGGCTGTGTATGGAAACCAAGTTTGGTAGGTCCACTCGGGGTTCGGGACCCACACATTGGTGGCCGCAAATGGGAACAGCGCGGGGTTGATAACCTCGATAAAGACATTGATCTCAGCCTCGGGGCAGTGAGGCTGCTGGTGCGGAACGTGTCGGATCTCGGCGTCGGGTCCCAACACGTGTGCAAAGAGGGCGTGTAGAATCTGGGTATCTTGGGCCAAACCCGTCAAGGGCGTTGCCGTTCCGATCAAATTCACTCGCATTGTGTTACACTTGATTGCGTTTCGTAAATGTCTTCCGCGGATGAGCTCGCAGAGTACGACGAGCAAGTCCCATTGCTTTCCACGACTCCTTGGTCCGAGGTGCGCAGGGCGTCAGGACCATCGGACGGTCAAAGAACCACTCGTTCGTTCCGAAAGACAGGACCTTGCGTATCGGGGCATCCTCGACCTTGCTTTCCCATGTCTCCGTCAGCTTCAGGCAGACTTGGTACATCTCCTCCGTTCCGTATCCATACTGCCGATCGGTAATGTCCGAGCAATAGGCCGAGTCGTCCAGCACAAAGGTTGTCCCATTCCAGGCCAGACCATCCACAGGCCGAAACATGGACCACACGGGTTCCCACACGAACCAACGCGAGCCAATGTGCAGATAGGCGCGATCGTGGAAGCGGTGTATCATTACCCGTTCAGAAGAAACTCTTGAGCTCGCCTGTCCGCGAGCCATAGACCTGTGTGGCCACGGGGTTCGCAATCGGGGTAGGGAAGTCAAGAATGTCCTTGCGGTAGTAGACATAAGCCTCCACTTCCGACATGATGCTGTTGCCGCAGTAGGAGACCACACGGTCGTTCAGCTCTTCCAGGGCCTTGGCCACCACACTGGGGTCGTTATCGCCATACTGCAGGTAGTAGCTGCGCATGATGATCATCAGGTCGGCCTCAGACTGGTCGTCGATCGAGTACTTGCCGTTGCTACGAGCGTGCACATCGGCCTTGATCTTGGCCTGAAGATTGGATATGTTGGCCTGGCTGAAGAACATCTGGTTCAGCGGCGTGCACGAATGACGGTAATTGATGCGCTCCATCATCGTAGACGGAACCACACCCGCTTCGGGGGAGTTCAGTGTGACAGGAGGAACACTCTGTCCCTCCTGCGAACCCGACAGAGGAAGACGGCCCGTGTGTTTCGGGGCCGCTTGGATGGCTGTGCCTGTGTAAAAGTCCGCTAAACTGGGGACAGAGTAGTCAAGGCTGAACTGCATTGTGAGTTCACTACACAATATTCTGTCCAAATTGGCTGGTGTCGGGAGATGCACAGGTTAGCTCTACGGTGTAGCACGGTTGCAGCGATGTGTTCAAGAAGGGCAAGTTGGACCCCACCAAGGACTGTGGTTCTAACACATTCGAGTTCGTATTGGTGGTTCCGTATCCATTGATGGCCCCGGGGTACTTGGGAGTTGCATTGCCCTGGGCATCCGAGACAAAAAAGTTAGGAAGCACGAATCCATTGTAGGCTGCCACATTGGGCAGCGTCCGCGCATACCCTGCAGACAGGTCACGAGGACCCATTACACCGTTTCCAGTATCGACATAATCCAACAGTGCCAGAACTGACAGTGGGTTGCCTACGAGGTTCTTGATAAAGTTGATCTTCGACGTGGGAGTCAGCGGAGACACTTGCATGTTGCAGAGCGTGGTGGTATCGAACAGGACGCGGTCTCCGATGCGGAGGTCGTTGGAACTAAAGTACGAGTAGTCAGCAGCAAAGCACTTCAAGAACAAACCACTCGAAGCATCGGCCTGGATCAGCGAGACGGCAAGTGTGTCCAACTGGGTAAACGGTGTTCCGATTGGATCCGTCAGGTTGATTGTCAGTTTCTGGAGACTCGGAATCGGAGAGGGAAGCTGATGTGCCTCAAGTCCCCAAGGCTCATAGTCATAATGCTGAACGCCAATATCAAGGGTAAAGTCCGTCTGTGTGCGCGTCTTCTGCGTCAGGGCAGAAAAGGTGCGGCGCGTAGGTTCATTGCCACCGTAGTAGTCGCCGTAGTAGGTATCCAGATTCAGGAGGAGATACGGGTAGGTCGAAAAGGCAGAGTATGTCTTGCCCACGACGTGCTGCGTGATAGCCGCCGAATCTGCATTCCCTGGAATACTGGGTACGATCAAAAACTGTTTCTGAGGGAGAATGGCGCGAACCATGCGAATGGAGGTCACGAACACTGCTTGGTCTACAGTGCCAAACCCAAGGCCCGATGGCTGAATAAAGTAGTTGTCATTTGGCAGATTGCAGTTGGGAACGTTCGTCAGTCCAGGGTTATAGGGCGGGTACGTGACGCCATTGTAGATCCATCCAGTTGTGTTCAGGATCCCAGGCACAGTGTTTTTCTGCCCAAGGGCATTGGATGCATACAGCGGCATGGTCTGGTTATTCCCCGTGACGGGCTTGGAGACATACTGGGGAACCTGGCTCCCAAATGAAAAAACTAAGTTTGAATACGGATTGGGCTGCTGAACAAAGTTTCGGTGAGCCGTGTCAATCACAATATAGCGCTTCGAGATCATTGTTTGGGGAAGTTGCTGGACAGCTGTTGCTGCGGCTGTATTGGCCCATCCCGATGTAGACATTGTGTCCTTTATCCTAGGGCCTGTAAATCAGCAAGCCAGAGAGTCTCCGCGTTCGTTGTCTGGAGCCTGGAGATCTCTGCGCGAATCGTCTCCATCTCGGCAATGTGCTTGTCGCTGACCTCCTTGGTGAAGGACGACACTGGTAGGCGCATGATGTAGTCGTAAGACCCCTTGATGGTCTGGTATCCATGCTGCTCCAGTAGGGAGTCGCACTCCATCCGCGTCTTGCGGCGCAGGTTCGGCACCTGCACATCCTCGCACTGGCTCACGATGAATCGAACCACATTCGTGTGGAGGGGAAGCTGCTCCTCCAGCGCCTTGATCTGGTGGTTGCGCCGCGTCTCGTACAACTCCAGACGGACGCTCCAGAAGTCATTGAGAATACTGTTCAGGCTGTCGTACTTGGTGATGACGCCCTTGGAGTTGAAGGCGTGCATGTTGGTGGTCTTGATCTTGACCGTCAGTGACTTGACCAAGGCAGCCTCCTCGATGCCCTTGATGCGAATGTTAATGTCCTGGTCCGTAGAGGTGTCCACAAAGTCCTTGATGCGACCCTCGGCCAGCTCCTTCTCCAGCCACTCGCGGTAGTCGGCTGTCCACTCGCCAGGCGGGAGCTCCGTCACCACGAACTCATCGCCAACCTTCTTGTAGACGCCCACTGCGCCCTCCTCCGTGTAGGTGCCCTTGAAGCCCTCATAGTACGGGACGAGCTTCGTGCTGGACAGCGGAGTCCCAGCTTGGATCTTGGCAATCAGAGCGTTCTTGATGACCTTCGGATCGCACGGCGGAATGTTGGTGGAGTATCCAGTGCCGATACCGCGGGCCCCATTGACCAGCAACATCGGGAGCACGGGCGCATACCACTCGGGCTCCACGGGCAGACCGTCGTCGTCGCGATACGTCAGCACATCCATGTCCTCCTCGCGAACCAGCTTGCGCACAATCGGCTGGAGGTAGGTGTGGATGTAACGGGGAGACGCCGAATCCTTGCCGCCCTGCAGTCGCGTACCGAACTGTCCCTGCGGAACCAGCCAGGCAATGTTGTTGGCGCCCATGAAGGTCTGGGCCATACCCACAATGGTCTCATTCAGCGAGGCCTCACCGTGGTGGTATCCCGTGTGCTCAGACACATACCCTGCGAACTGGGCCACGCGGATCTCCTGCGTGAGGTTCCGCTTGAAGGCCGCATACAGGATCTTGCGCTGCGACGTCTTCAGGCCGTCCATCACGCTGGGAATCGAGCGCTCCAAGTTGTAGTATGAGAAGTGGATCAAGTCCTTGTGGATAAAGTCACTGTATGGAAGCTTGTTTCCAGTCGGAATCAGCACCGATCGGTCGTAGCCCTTGAGCCAGTCCTTGCGGTCATCTGCACGCTGCTTGTTGAAGGCCAAGTCAATGGCAGGGTCCGACTCGGCAGTGTAGTCGAACTTGACGGCATTGACCTTGGTGAAGTAGTCCTTGGCCTCGTCACGCGTCGAAGTGCCCAGTCCCTTGTAGTACTTGACCTTCCACGCTGGCGACTTCCCATCACCCGCCCTCCACTGCTCGTACTCGTACTGCGAGTAGAAGACCTTTGTCTCCTTGCCTCGGTTCGCCTTGACGATGGGCGTAGCCATGTAGGTCAGGAACCCAGGGATGGCAATGAGCTCGTGCCAGAGCTCGTGGAACAGGTTCACCAGCAAACCACGGATGTGGCTGCCGTCGAGATCCTGGTCGGTCATGATCATGACTGATCCGTAGCGCAAGTCGGCCACGCTGGTATACTTCTTGCCTGAGGTCAGGCCGAGAATCTTCTTCAACTCGGCAATCTCCTTGGTCTGCTCGACCTTGGAGTCAGACGTGTCCTTCACATTCAGCACCTTGCCCTTGAGCGGGTAGACGCCGAAGGTCTTGCGCTGCTCTTGGGACAGACCACTCAGGGCCATGGCCTTGGCTGAATCTCCCTCGGTCAGGATCAGCGTACACTTGGCCGAGTCCTTAGTCCCTGCATGCACGGCATCGTCGAGCTTGGGAATGCCCGTGATTCGGGACTGCTTCTTGCCGTCCGTCTTGGAGTTGTCCTTGGCATCCTTGGCCGACTGCGCCTCGACAATGGTCGACACCAGGTTCAGCTTGGTCACCACCTTCTTGAGCGTATCGTCGGAGAGCTTGGGGCTGGACCCGAAGGCAGTCTGCTTGGTCGTCAGCGTCTCCTTGGTCTGGCTCGTGAAGCTCGGATTCTCGATCATGGCCGTCACGAAGACAGCGAGGTTGTCGCGGACCAGGCCAGGCTTGACCTTAATCTTCTTCTTAGTCTCGAGGAACTCCACCACGTGGTTGACCACTTGGGACGTGACCGCATCCACGTGGGTACCGTTCTTGGACGTCCAGATGCCGTTAACAAAGGACATTGCGAACTGCTTGTCCGTCGGGCTGTCGGCAATGGCAATGTGCCACCGCTCATTGGGAGATTCGTACACAACAGTCTCGCACCCGAAGCCCTTGGCGTACTCGGTCAGGTTCTTGCACTTGACAGGTGTACCATTCCAGCTGACCTTGACGTCCTTGCCCAGCGTCATGGCCAGGTCGTAGACACGGCGCTCGATCAGAGACTGCATCTCTGCACCAATCTCCGTCATTCCGAAGCGCGCAAAGTCGGGCTTCCATCCGACAGACACTAGTGACTTGTGCTTGCTCTTCTTGACGATCGGCTTCTCAATCACGGTCATGTTGTTCTTGAAGACCTGGGAGTAGGCAAGTCCACGGGGTTGGTCGATGACTTCCACCGCCATTTCCTTTGCAAAGATATTGACCAGCTTGACGCCATAGCCGTTCTTGCCTCCCACCAGCTTCTTCTCGTCCTTGTTGTAGTTGGCGGATGTCAGTAGCTCTCCAAAGATCATCTGGGGAATCCAAACCTTGTGATCGGGGTGCTCGGCGACATCAATGGGCTCTCCGTCGTTCGTGATGCTGAAACCCTCTGTGTCGCACTTGATGGTAACTGACCTGACAGGAGTCTCGGAGTTCTTCTGGCGCAGGCGAACAACCTGGTCGTGGGCGTTCACCAGCAGCTCGTCGACCAGCTTGTAGAAGCCAGGGTTGACAGGAATGGTTGCGGACTTGAAGTTGTCTCCATCGCGCACAAAGACCTCTTCGGGTCCAGTGACGATGCTGCCGACATAGGTGTCGGGGAGGTCGAGGATGTGCTCGCGGTGCGTCTTGCGCTGGTAGTTAGTTGAGAGTGCCATGGTAAGATAGTTCAATCACACACCATAGTCTTTTCGTTTTTAAAGATAAGATGCAGGGCGTTCAAGGCCCTCAAGGTCCGCAGGGGTTTCCAGGTGCTACTGGTCCCACTGGATTCCAAGGATCACAGGGTCCGCAGGGGCTTCCGAACGGTGTAGCAGGTGCTGACTTTTATACCTCCAACACTCGACTGAACCTCTACTCCTTCACGACGGGCTCGACACTTGCATTCTCAAACGGAAGTGCATCTACGTACTACAACATTACATCCACGACGCCACTGACAGTCTTATCCAATGCGAGTCCAGGTGCAACCAGTGCAGGAGCGTTCTGGGTCTTTCGAAACAACACATCTGCTCTCATAACAGTCACAGGGCTTGTCAATATGTCTGTAACATACGCAGGGGCAACGCCTGCATATGTCTTGTACATTGGAAGTGGAAATGCCACGACCCTCGTGTCAGCTGGAGGGTCATCCTTTATTGCGTTTTAACAAATGAACACTGGCCCAACGGGTCTCCAGGGACAAGATGGACTACAGGGAGGTCTCGGTCCAACGGGTCCAACGGGTCCAACGGGACTCACGGGGTGGGGAGGTGCCCCTATACCAGGAGTAAACGGAACAGGGACATTCCGATTGTCTCAGGTTGCGTCGGGTACAACGATCACAGTGACGACAGCGTCAATGGGCACATCCTACTACATCACGACACCTGGACTCACTACGATTGTACTGCCATCCTCCATGGCGGGCATTACGGCAGGCGCCTTT